TGACCGAGATTTAAATAAGAGGGTTCGCAAAAGAGATAAGAGCACCTGTCAAATGTGCAAAAAAAGGAAGATGGCCCGGAACCTACAGATTCATCATATATTTAGGTGGGCCGACAACCCATACTTAAGGTACGATATGAAAAACCTAATATGTTTATGTAAGCCGTGCCACTTCTCTATTAGGAATCAAGAATCGATTTGGGCGAGTTATTTTGTCAAAATACTGGATGGGCACCGATAATGGCCACAGTAAAATACGATAACATTGAATGCATTCATGAATTTGGGATTTCCTTAGATGCCCGAGAAGTTTTTCTATATGATGAAATAAATTCTGATGTGGCGATGAATTTTATTAAGAATATGAGGGCCCTAGAAGCTCGTGGGCAAAATCCCATTATAATACATCAGTATAGTGTTGGGGGCGATTGGGCTGCCGGAATGGCCGTATATGATACTATATTTTTTTCCTGTAGCCCTATCCTATTTATTAGTCATGGGTGTGCGGCCAGTATGGGTTCGGTAATTCCTCAGGCTGTAAGGCCCGGAAAAGGTTATAGAATAACAAGTCCTAATTGTGATTGGTTGATACACGAGGGATCTATAAGCTTGGAACATACAAATAGGGCGGCGAATTCATACGCTGAGGCAAATAAGTTAGCAACAGAAAAGATGTACAACATTTATGCTAGGGTTTGTCTTAGGGGGGAACATTTTGGGGGCGATAAAGAATCTAAAGTTAAGGCGTTTTTAAAACGTAAGTTATCTTCTAAGGAAGATTGGTGGATCTCTTCTAGTGAAGCTGTATATTACGGGTTTTCTGACGCAGTATTAGGTTCTTCAGAATATGAGACAATAGAAAAAATTAAGGGGTATTTGTAGGGGGCGGATCACCCGACCTAGTCGGATTAGCCCCTAGCATAATTAAGTGAATATAAAATGACCTATATTTTTTTCTTTGTCACCTTATCCAACAACAAAGGTTTAAAATGGGTTATATAATACTTGCAGATACTCGTGAAAAGACTGGGTGGACTTTCGAGCCTAATGATAAGTGCTTAGGTTGTGAGCACGTTGCTATAAAAACGGGCGACTACACTATAAAGGGTCTTGAGGATTATATTTGCGTTGAGCGGAAGGCTACTCCATCGGAAATATCTACGAATTTAGGGATGGATAGTGTTCGCTTTTATAAAGAGCTAGAGAGAATGAGGCCTATTAAGCATAAATATATTATGTGCGAGTTCTACTTGGACGACCTCCTTAGATTTCCGGAAGGGTCTGGAATACCTCCATCTAAGCTTAAGCTTATAAAGATGACGGGCAAAATGGTCCTTAAGTTGTTAACCGAGGTCCAGCTAGAATATGGGATAAATGTAATGTTTTGTGGGAGTCCTAGTAATGCTTTCACAATGACTACATGTGTCATGAAAAGAATATATGAGAAGTACGGGCGGGGTAAATGAGTATAGAGAGCGAATTTGATAATGACTGGCTTGACATACAGATTCCTGATGAGGAGCTTTTTAATCCTATGGAATTTATCTATAGTGATCCCGACCCCGAAGAGGTAATGAAGAAGCTCTATATAGTAATGAGTATGCCTGAATATTTTAGGTTCGCTACTAAGTATATATTGAATGTGGATTTGCTACCGATGCAGTTAGTTATTATTAAGGAGTTGTGGGATAAGAAGTTTCCAATGATGATTGCTTGTAGAGGTGCTTCAAAAAGTTTTTGCCTATCAGTTTATTGTATACTTAGGGCACTTTTGTTACCAAAAAGAAGAATTGTTATTGTGGGGGCGGCTTTTCGTCAGTCTAAATTTCTTTATGCTTATATGAAGGATATTTGGGATAATGCTCCGGTACTTAGAGACTTGTGTGCAGGTGGAAGTGGATGTTTTGGGGGCGTGGATAGATGTACGGTAAAAATCAATAATAGCACCATAACATGTTTACCTTTAGGTAGTGGGGATACTATACGTGGAGAGCGGGCACATGACATAGTATGCGATGAGTTCTCTTGCCTCGGATCAGACACTTTGATTCAAACTGATGACGGATTGATCGAAATCTCTGATTGGGCTAATTCTAATGCCATGCAACTTCTTAATAAAGATAGAAAACTAGAATCGCCCGCCCACATGGTAAAAACTCCTTTGACGGATGTTTACAAGATAACAACTGAAAACGGATATAATTTTAGATGCTCTAATATTCATACAGTAATGACTCAGGAGGGATGGAAATTAGCTAAGGATCTAGAGCCTAAGAAAGATTCTTTAATTCTTGATACAAATAATTATTTTCCAGAAAGAGACATTGAAAAAGATGGTTTGGTTTTAGATGAAGAAATAGGATGGTTATTAGGGGTTCTTGTGTCTGAAGGCTCTGTTGCGAATAGAAACTATATATCAATAACTAATACCGATAAAAAACTTATAGATAAAATTAAAGATAGATTTCCGCATTTCCATTGGGCCGAAACGTATCGCCCAGAATACACGGACGGTAGGGGATGGAAGTGTAAAGAGTCTTGGGTTATAACTTATTCATCTACTGAATTTAGGCATCAATTATTTCAGTTTGGTCTTGGATACAAGATTGCTGTTCAAAAAGATATCCCTAAGGATATTTTAAGAAGCTCTAGGCCGGTAGTTATTGCTTTTTTGTCTGGATTATTTGAGGGTGACGGAAGTGGATTTACCTATATGGACAAGGAGCAAAATAAGAAAAGAATTGGTTGTGCCTACTACAGTTCTGGTAGAAGGTTAATAGATCAATTACACATACTTCTTCTTAAATTCAATATTTCTGCGTGTTTAATTAAAAGAAATAAAAATAGAGTCTCTAAGGCTGATAGTTGGATGCTTTCTATTAGAGGGGAAAACGCCCACAAATTATGTAAACTCCTAGATATTATAAAATGGGATAATAAATTTGAAGACGGACATTTTCTTGTAAAAAAACCTCATATCATTTTTAAAAAGACGAAATTTGGAGATAGATATTATTTGTCTACCAGTGAATCAAATAAGAATGTCCATCTTGGCACTTTTAATACAGAGCAAGAAGCTGTAGATTATTTTATTGAATACAAAAAAACTAGCAATTTTGTTTTAAAAGTCAGGTCTGTAGAACTTCTTCCAAAACAAGAACATCTTTACGATTTCTACATGCCTGAAACAAATTCTTTTATGGGTAACGGCTTTATTCAACATAATTCTATCCCAATAGATATTCTTGAAACAGTTGTTTTTGGGTTTGGTGTCGTTAGTTCTTCTCCAGTTGAAAAGGTCAAGAGAAAAAAGAGAGAAAGGCTAGGTCTTATAAAGATAGATGAGTCAGAGCCCGGACAAAAAGGAAATCAAATTGTTGTGGCGGGTACTGCATATTATACATTTAATCATTTTTACGATTATTGGAAAAAATACAAAACTTGGTTAACTACCAAGGGTGATAAGAAAAAACTAGATGACGCATTAGGCACCTCTGATAGCAAAGCTTTTAATTGGGATGATTATACAATTCTTAGGATTCCTGTTGGTCAATTAGATGAAGGTTTGATGGATGAGGGGATGATAGCTAAGGCCAAAGCAAGTATTCATACAGGCACCTTTAATATGGAATACGAAGCATGTGTACATGCCGAGACTCAAATAATAACTCCTACAGGCTCTAAGAATATAGTAGATATACAAATAGGAGATTTGGTATTAACTCATAAAAATAGGTTCAGGAAAGTTTTAAAAAAAACCTACAAGATTCATAAGGGGGATATGATCGAGATAAGAACTTCTGGATATTATAAACCATATCTAATAACTCCCAATCATCCTTTTTTTGATTCAAAGGATTTTATTCCACTATATAATGTAGAAGGATCTACATGTTTATCTAATTTGCATGAACTTAGTGGTTTGGATAGCATAAATTTATGCGATTATACGAGAAATTTTAATAATAACGGAATATACATATATCCAAAATCATCTCAAAACAAAATGGATGATAAAATTAGAGATAAAATAATTGATATGTATAAGACTGGTTTTAGACAGTGCGACATAGCAAAAGAGACTGGGGTTCATTTTTCTCTTGTTAGTCAAACAATTAAGCAGTCTAAAAAAAGACCAAAGACTGCGGTTAATTCAAACATAAGACTAGATTATGATTTTGGTGTTTGTGTTGGATATTATGCTTCAGAAGGATCTTGCGGATCTAAAGGAAAAACCGTTTGTTTTTCGTTAGATTCTCACGTAGACTATAGTTTACAAAAAATTGTCGAAACTCTTGAGGCATCTGCTTTTAAAACTTTTGGGATAAGTACAAAAAAATATTTATGCAAAACTGATGAAAATGTTAATGTTGTATATAATTCTAGAATTTTAGTAGATTTATTTAAATCAATATGTCCCGGAGTTTGTTATGACAAAATTATTGACACTAAAATACTTTTTTCAAATAAGGAGTTTTTAAAAGGATTTATTGTTGGAGCTTTTAATGGTGACGGTCACATTAGATGTGGATCTGCCGGAATACAACTAACTAACGAGAATCTTATAACCCAAATAAGATTAGTGTTATCGATATTTAATATACCTTCAAATATGTTAAGACCAAAAAATAAAGGTTTTGCAGTAATCAATGGTAAGATCCATAAGACACAACAGGCATATGGAATAAAAATAAGTGGCGGAAGTTTTGCTAAGTTTATAAATGAGTTTTATCCAGATAAGAAACATTTTATAAAGACTCAAAATTCTACATATCTATGGTCAGACGATTTTAATCAGTATCACAGAATAAAATCCAGTAAAATTGTTGATTATTACGACTATGTTTATAATTTAGAGGTGGAGGAGGACAATTCTTACTCTTTGCCGACTGCAACCGTTCATAATTGCTTTTCAGGAGACAGTGTGGGATTTTTTAAACGCACCCTTATAGAGTCCTGCACTGTAAAACATAACCATCCTATATTATTAGCTTCGGGCGAAGTTTTTTTCGAGGCGATGCTTCGGGGAGACACAACTAAAAAATACGTTATAGGCGTTGACCCTGCTTCTGAGGTGGATCATTTTGCTATCGTAGTAGTTGAAGTTAATCCTGACCATAGAAGGATCGTGCATGTATGGACCACCAATAAACAACAACACAAAGAAAAAATTAAGACGGGCACTGTAGAAGAGACTGACTTTTACGCATATTGCTCTAGGAAGATCCGGGACTTAATGAAGGTATTCCCAACACAGGAGATAGCTATTGACTCTCAGGGTGGGGGCCGGGCTATAGAGGAGTGTTTACACGATAAGGATAAGATAAAAGCCGGGGAGATACCTCTGTGGCCCACTATAGATCCGGAAAAACCTAAGGATACTGATGATCATAATGGGCTCCACATATTAAATATGGTTAATTTTGCTAAATCGGATTGGACGGGAACAGCTAATCACGGCCTAAGGAAAGATATGGAAGATAAGGTCCTACTGTTTCCGTACTACGATCCTATCGCCCTAGAAATGTCATACCAAGAAGATGCTGCCGAGGGTCGTGTTTATGACACCCTAGAAGATTGTGTGATGGACATAGAGGAACTTAAAGATGAATTAGCTATGATCGTGGTGACACAAACCGCGACAGGCCGGGAAAGATGGGACACCCCTGATTCTTCGGCGGGAACTGGTAAAAAGGGAAAGTTGCGTAAGGATAGGTATTCGGCCCTAGTCATGGCTAACATGTCTGCCCGTACCGGCGTTGTGACTAGCGTATTTGATGGGTATTCTAATGCGGGTGGATTCTCCCGAAAGATGAAGCCTGAAGAACTTAATGATGGTAAAATGTATGATGGCCCCGACTGGTTTATAAACGCAGGATAAAAAAATGGTAATATTAGGTTTATGTTTATCAATTATGGTTTTAACTATTTACATTGTTTTTGATTCTATTTGGGGGCCCAACTTAGCCAAAATAGCTAACCTTAACGCGGAACTACTTAGGCAAAAAGAAGGAGTGGAAATTTGGGACGAGGCTGCAAATAGTCTAATTCAAAAGCATAATAATGCAATAGAAAAAATAGGTATTTTGGAGACTCAGAACAAGAGCCTTTCTGTAACCTTTAATGAGTTCCTATCGCAGAATCAACAGATGGGTCTCCAGATAAAAGGATATCAAGAACAGGTGGGGGCCCTTAAAATCGCTCAGGTTGAGTCCGAGCAAGTCCACACCAAAGATATTCAACTAGCACGTAAGGACGCAGTAGATACGAGCCGGGCCGTGTTAAAAGGGCAAATCTCGGAAGAAATGGCCCCATTCCTGCCCGAGTTCCCTTATGAGTCTTCAGATGCCCGTTTCATGGGAAGCCCCATCGACTTAGTAATATTTGAGGGAATGTCTAAGGGCCTAGTAACTGGAATAGTACTAGTAGATATAAAGACTGGAAAATCCGCCCTAAACAAAGTCCAGAAGCAAATTAAGGAATGTGTAGAAAAAGGCCGGGTAAGCTTCTACAAACATTCGATAGGATAATTACCTTCTTCCTAACCAACATGTATATATTTTTTCTTTTGCCAATCCGCGATTAGCGGTTGTGATTTTTGTTTGAGTATTCATTTGTAGTCGCATTACCAATTGTATTACAATTATGCGGCACTTTTGGCACTTTTCTTAAAAGTTCGGATATGTCATGCAAAATATTCCAGTTCCCGCCGTCCAGATGACCCCCTATGCTGGTAATGGATTTATGTCTAAACTTACCGGGCTTGATATTGAAGCATATGGTGGAGTAGAAAAATCTTATGGGGCCCTAAACAGAGAATATCTTAATGTGGAGCCGGGAATTTCTGTTCGGCCATCTTTTAGTCGGCAGGATTATGAAGCTTTCCGCCCTCAAGAGATGACTCCGGCCCGTCAAAAGGCTATTATCCGGGCATCTATGAATGCTTATGATAAGGTGGGCCTGATTAGAAACGTAATAGATTTGATGGGCGACTTTGCCTGCCAAGGATTAACCATAGTCCATAAAGATCCTATTATTGAGAAGTTTTATAAGAATTGGTTTAAGCAGGTTGGGGGATATGATAGATCCGAGAGGTTCCTAAATTATCTGTATAGGGCCGGAAATGTAATTATAAATAGGTCCACAGCTAAGATAACAAAGGGCCACGAGGAAGAATTCAAGAAGACTTCTGCTGAAGAATCTAGTGGGGCTGATTTAAAAGTTGAGAACGAGCCTAAGATTTATAGGCGGGAAATACCTTGGTCCTATGAGTTTTTGAATCCACTATTAGTGGAAGCGAAGAAGATACAAGGAAAAAAGTCATACTTCCTAAAGATTAACGATAAGACCTTTTCTGGGGGCGAAATAAATCAGGACAACGAATATTTACCAGACTATATAAAAAAGCAGATTAAAGAGGGCAATACCGATGTTCTGCTTGATCCTGACAAGATTAACCTATACCATTATAAGAAGGACGACTGGTTAGTTTGGGCTAATCCTATGATTAACCCCATCCTTGATGATATAGCGATGCTTGAGAAGATGAAGCTCGCGGACGTTGCCGCTCTTGATGGTGCAATATCTAATATTAGATTATGGAGTCTTGGTAGTTTGGAGCACAAGATTGCTCCTAGGGCCGCTGTGATGAATCAGCTTCGAGATATATTGGCTAGTAATGTTGGGGGAGGAACTTTTGATCTAGTATGGGGCCCTGATCTACAATTTACAGAATCTAATAGTCAAGTATATAAGTTCCTTGGGAACCAGAAATATGAACCAGTACTAAACAACATCTATCAAGGACTAGGGATATCGGCTGCTCTGGCTGGGTCGGGTAGTTCGGGCAGCTACACAAATAATTATGTATCAATTAAAATGTTGGTAGAAAGACTTGAATACGGAAGGTCTGTTCTTTTACAGTTTTGGAACCAAGAACTTGAATTAGTTCAAAAAGCTATGAAGTTTGAAGATTCTGCCCGAATCCATTTCGATAGTATTATACTTTCTGATGAGGCCGCTATTAAGAATCAATTAGTAAATCTGGTGGATCGCTCCATAATGTCCGAAGAAACCCTCCTAGAAAGATTCCGGGAGATCCCTGATATTGAAAAGATGAGAATAGAGAGGGAACAAAAGGCCCGTAAGGCAAGTCCCGATATGCCCGGAAAGATGGGTCCCTTCGCCGCCCCAACACACAGGGAAGATATGGCAAAAATCGGGCTAAATTCAGGGAATGTTGGAAAAGACTACTTTGATGAATTGAGTCTACCCTATCAAAAGGCCCCTATAGTAAAAGCTCCCTTAGGGCAATCAATAAAAAAGAAACCTGTAAAGGCTGGTCCTGCTGGGGGTCGCCCACAAAATGCTGCCGATAAAGGCCCCCGAAAGAAAAAGAGATTACTTCCTAAAACTAAGGCTCAGGATTATTCCTCAGTTTTAATGTGGTCTATAGAGGCCCAGAATAAAGTGTCAGAAGTATTGACTCCTATATTTTTATCTTTGTCAGATCGTAAAAACGTAAGAAGTTTGGCCCGCGATGAATTTTCCCAACTAGAAGAAATGAAGCTTTGTGCGTTTTTGGGACTAGAAGCATTATCCCAGATTAATGAAGATTCTATAAAACTTGCATTAAATAGGGGGGTGAAACCTTCGGGAGCATTTTATGCCCAAGCGGGCCAAAAGAGTGATGATTTTCTAGAAATTCATAAAAGAAAACCCACAATTGAGGAAGTCAGGATGATTTACGCTATTATATTTTCGGAAAACAATATAAATTTTGAAGAATAGTGCCTCTAAACTAATATATATATTTTCTTTGGTGTATTGATTCTTAGGTAAATGTATTAAAATAATAACTTGGAACAAAAATATGAAAATATTCGCTAAAGAAATAGCTGACGGGATTGCGGAACAAATTAGCTCCAATGTTTCGGTCGCCTGTATGTCTTTAGCCCAAATTGATACATTTCCTCATAATCAAAAACCCCTACAGATTGCTGTAGCTTCTGCCAACCCATTTCAGTCTGACCTTTTTTACTTAAAGTCGATCTTAGTTAGTACTGGGTGGAACAATAATGATGACGTATTTTTGCCCGAAATTACATGGGCCGCACGTCATACTCCAGAAGATAAACAATTTAATTTTATGCACAATGAAAAAGATATTATTGGGCATATGACTGGAAGTTATGCTACAGATTTTGAAGGAAACGAAATCTCTGATATTGAGCATTTAGAATTTAAGATTCCGGGTGATTTTAACATAGTTAATAACGCTGTAATATATACTTCTTGGACAGACGCAGACCTTCAGGCTAGATGCGAAAAGATTATAGCTGAGATTAAAGAGGGAAAATGGTTTGTTTCAATGGAGTGTTTATTTCCGACTTTTGATTATGAATTAAAGTCTGACTCTGGAGATTTAAAATATATAGAAAGAAGTGAAGCTACCGCACATCTAAGTAAACATTTGCGGGCATATGGCGGCACCGGAGTATATGAAGGATATAAAGTTGGCCGAGTTTTAAAAGACTTGGCTTTTTCTGGAGTTGGTCTTGTAAATAAGCCAGCTAATCCAAAAAGTGTAATAATTATTGGTTCAGTAGATTCAGAAAAAGTCGAATTAACTACCGAGCCTGTTACTGAAGAAGAATTGGTACAATGTGCCGCTAACGATAAATCAGGAGAAAATGATATGCCGAAAGAACTAGAATTGGAGCTTGAGAGCGTAAAAGCTAAGCTTGTAGAAGCAGAAGCTACTATTGCATCTCTCACGTCTTTTAAAACTGAAGCTGAAACTTTGAGCCTAAGCCTTAAGGATCTTGTATCCCAAGCTGAATCTACAAAGGCTGAACTTACTGGAACTAAAGCTACTTTGCTTGATGTTACTAAAGCCCGAGACGAAGCCGTTGCTAAATGGCAAGGTTTTGAAAAGAAGGCTAAAGACGACAAGCGTAAAGCATCTTTGGCTGAAGCTGGTTATGAAGATGAAGACTGTTCTTGCTTTGATGCATTGAGCGACGAAGCTTTTGATAAGGTTGCAGCAGCTATGAAAAAGGCTAATTGCAAAGTTGTTAAAGAAAAAGAAGAAGATAAAGAAGAGAAAAAAGAAAAAATGGGTATTAAAGCTGAGGAGACAGTAGCTAAAGAAATTTCTATTATTGTAGAAACTGAAAAAGCTGTCGCTTCCCTTAATGATATCGCCGAGCCAATAGTAGTTCCTTCCTTGCAGGAAGTTGCTACTAGCTGGATGGGCAAAAATGTACTAAAAACTTCCAACAAGTAAAAACGGAGAATATATAATATGGCTCTTAAAGCAGATCGATTAGAACTTCACACAGACATTACCTTCTTCATGAATGAAGTTGCTGAGCGTGGCGGGGCTGTTTGCCTTGGCACTACGTCCGGTTCAGGTGCGGCTATGGACCAAGGTGCTGCCTTGGTAACATATGCGGCTAACCCTACGAATAAAATTCCTATGGGAATTCTTTTGAATGATATGGTAAATATTGACCTAACTCGTCAATACTTGAATCCATTCAGAAATGAAGTACAACGGGGTTCTAAAGTAACCTTGCTTCGTCAAGGTTGGGTTGTTACCAACAGAATTCAAGGAACCGCTCCAACGGCTGGTGCCCCATGTCATGTGGGTAACTCTGGAAACCTTGCAGCGGCCAATACTTTTGGCGGTGCTTCTGTAATTGGTCAGTGGATGAGTATTCCTGATCAAGATGGATACGCCAAGGTTGAAGTTAATTTCCCAGCAACTACACGATAATAAAATAATAGATTAGGAGACATAGAATGAAAAATATTGTAGAACCAACGCCAGAGTTTGTAGAACTTCTTAAAGCTTCTGGTAGCTCAGATAAAGCAACGGCACTTGAAGCACAACGACAAATCGCTCGGGCGATTGAGTTGCCACTTCGCAAAGGTATTCAGGCCGGTAATGTTTTGGAAGGTATTTTTACCACCACGACTGACGGAATGACTGAATATCCTCTTGACTTGCTAGCACCCGGAACTGAAGGCCAGTTTACTGCCTACACCAATCCCGGACACGGCTATATTCCTCAGAAGTCTGTTGAAAGCGATTATGTTCGTATTGCAACATACGGAATTGCTTCTAGCATCGACTTTCTTTTGAAGTATGCAAAGAATGGATCGTGGAACATCTTGAGCCGAGCAGTTCAAGTTATGGAAAATGGTTTCGTTAAGAAACTTAATGATGACGGATGGCATACTCTTTTGGCTGCCGCTGCTGACCGAAATATTTTGGTTTTCGATGCTGACGCCGCCGCTGGTCAAATGACCAAGCGATTGCTTTCGCTCATGAAGTCTGTTATGCGTCGAAATGGTGGCGGTAATTCGGTTACTGCCAACGGTCGATTGACTGACTTGTTCCTCTCGATTGAAGGTGTCGAAGACATTCGAAATTGGGGAATTGATCAACTTGACGATACTTCTCGCCGAGAAATTTATGTTGCCGCTGATGGCGGTGCTCCACTCTCCCGAATCTATGGAGTTACACTCCACGATTTGTTCGAGTTGGGTGATGGACAAGAATATCAGGATTACTTTATTACTGATCTTGCAGCTACCCTTTCTGGTACTGACACCGAATTGGTTGTTGGATTGGATATGTCTAGCGACACTTCCTTCCTGATGCCAATTGATCAACCTCTCCAAGTGTTTGAGGACGAAGCTTTGCATCGTCAACAGAGACAGGGGTACTATTCGTGGATGAGTTGCGGGTTCGCGGTGCTCGACGGTAGAAGGACGCTTGTTGGCTCATTCTAACCATCCGCTAGCTACCTTTTGAGGTTGTCGGCAAAAAAAATGATAAAAGTTTTAGAAACTCGGTTAATTCCGGGTTTCTTTTTTCGGTTAATATGGTATACTACTTAAGGGCTGGTTCCCGAACCCCCTACTCATTCAGTTATAATAACCCCAAGGAAAGAGAAATTATGATTCAAAACGAAAAAACCTTTGAGAAATTTGGTTACTACGGAGATCTCGTAACTGCGGGGTCTAACAAACTCGTGGTTTTATCTTGCGATTATTGTGGAAAAGATTTTGATAAAGTTATGAAGGTTCGTAAAAAAGCACATAAAGATATTGCAAAAGATTGTTGCTCGTGTTGCAAATACAGCAAAATAGAAGAAATTAATATGCTTAGATATAATTGCAAAAATCAATTTCAAAGAAAAGAAATAATGGATAAGGTAATTCCATTACACTCAGAAAGACTAAGAACCCAAGATTTTAAGGACAAGAGATCTAAAACATGTATTGAAAAATATGGAACAGATAACATGATGCTTGTTCCAGAAATTGCTGATAGGATTAAGGCAACAACTAAAGACAGATACGGATTTGAGTACGCTGGTCAAAATGAGAATATTAAAGCTCAAATAAGAAAGACCAATCTTTCAAAATATGGTAACGAGTCCTTTTTAGCTTCGGATATTGGCAAAAAGGCTGTTATGGATGCTGTTATAGAGAAATACGGAGTCGATAATGTTTTTAAATTAGAGTCTGTAAAAGAAAAAATTAGAGAAACTTATAGAAAAAAATATGGTGTCGAACATCATCTTAAGGTTAAAAGTCGTGCTAAAAAACATGCCCTAGAAGTTTTAGAATCTAGAATTAAGAATGGAACTGTTCAAATTTATATGGGCATGACTATTAGGCAATTGTCTGAGTTTAGCGAATATTCATTTGGAAGATTTAAGGATTTGGTTAAAATTCATGGATTTGAGGACGCTTTAACTATGAGTCCTAGGATTAGTTCTCTTGAGGCAGTTATGGCTACGTGGCTGCAAGAGCTAAGGATAGAATTTCACAAAGAAAAAATAGGTAGCAGGTCTCCTGATTTTGTGGTTGAAGATTATTCTATGATCGTGGAGTGTGACGGCAACTATTTTCACAGTAATATAATCCAGAAGGACGATCATTATCATTCTAAAAAGCGTGATTATTATAAGAGTCTTGGATATAATTCCATATTTTTTAGGGAAGATGAAATTGTTGAGAAGATAGATGCTATTAAAAGTATTATCTTACAAAGAACTTTAACAAAAGAAGTTGTAAGTAATTTTTCTGTTAATTTATGTATAAATAATAACATTAGGTCATTTCTAGAAGAGAATAGTTTATCCCTACCACTTCTATGTTGTGATAATTTGATGATGCATTCTGGTGATGAAAAAATTGCCATTATTCAGCATGAGGGTAATGTTATTACTAGATTTTGCGTTAAGCCCGGATACGACAAGGCCGATATTTTATCAAAATTTTTATATTATTTTGACACATCTTTGGGTATGGTTATCCATTTAGATAGGAGATTCGATGAGGAAGACTACCTAGAGTCTCTAGGGTTTTCCCTAAAGTCTTGCGAGCCAACTTATTGTTGGACCGATGGAAATATTAGAATGGATAAGTCAGTTTTTTCCGAAGAGGACGGGGTTAACGAGGGCTATCATAAAATTTGGGATTGTGGGCAGGCTATATATGTTAAGCCGGGCCGATTTAATATTCCGATTGAAAACATAGAATCTTGGATACCTGATGATACATCCGACCTAGACATGTAAGATAAAGCTATATAATTTTCATCAACCTCCGGAATTCCGGGGGTTTTTTTGTGCCCATTTTTATTAAATCGCCCACCCACATAATTCCCGACTTACCCGTTCGCCCGCCCACATTGAGTATATATCTACAGGGAAATGCCCTATATTTTTTCCTTGCCACCCTTTGTTATCACGAACCCGTCGTGTGGGGGCGAAACCCCACATGGAGCCCGCTTTTCGCGTGGCGGAATAAAATTCCTATTTACTGCCAGAGGCAGATCGGAAGGTAAATATGTCTTACACCAAATGCATCAACGCCAATCCTTATAAAACCGGTTCTTATGTACAGAGAGCTATGCCCAACGGAGTTTTTCAGTCTGACCTGACTGTTAATAATTTTATTCCTAATACGTCCCTTAAGGATACCAACAGTACTGTAGATTCCCCAAACGTTTTTACGCCCGGAACTTCTCATGTATTAACTACTTCGGGCACTAGTGCTGCCACGGCCCTAACGTCCGGAATAAGAGCTATCACAGTATACGCCCGCAACAATGACGCCTACATTAGAATTGGTGAAGGCACCCAGACTGCCTCCGCTACAAGCATGTTTGTTGGAGTTGGGGATAGAGTTACTCTCGATGTAGGACGTTTTAGAAACCCCTTTATAGCTGTAATAAATGGCCCAACAGCCGCTGTAAGTATACTCCAAGTTACAGAACTTAGCTAGGGTCCACCCTAATGGGTCGGGGCGTTCGCCCCCATACTATTTTTTCTTTTTGCCACCTTATCCTACCACAAAACAGGATTTGGTCGGCGGGGTTTCTTTATAGGACTTTAGACTAATGCCTTCCATCGATAGAGTTTTTGGTCCACTACAGACTACAACTTCCCAGAAGAAATACGCTAGGACAAATATTGGTTTAGCTATAGGGGTTAATGTTCAGGCTTGGAGTGCTTTCTTAGATAGTGTAGATGCTGTTAATGCCATGAATGGAACAGGGGCTTTGGTGCGTCAATCTGTCGTGGACGCTATATCTGGAGCAGGCGTAACTGATGGCGATAAAGTAGACATAACAGTGTCTGGTGGTGGGGCCTCTTGGATCATTGATGCGGGAGTGGTTACACTCGCTAAACAGGCTGACATAGCCACCGCTAGATTTATCGGGAGAGTAACCGCAGCGACTGGAGTGCCTGAGGCGTTGACTGGGACGCAGGCGACTACCCTGATAGACACTGTCACTACTTCACTGAAGGGTCTCGCCCCAGCTAGCGGCGGCGGTACTACGAATTTCTTGCGTGCCGATGGAAGTTGGGCCACTCCGGCTGGCGGCGGTGACATGGTCCTTGCATCGGCACAAACCGTAAGCGGAGCTAAGACGTTTAACGCTACTACGCTACTGCTGCGTAACGTCGCTAATACGTTTAACGGATCGTTTACGAATGCGAACACAGCTGATCGAATCTATACGCTGAAGGATGCTGCTGGTACGATTGCGTTTATTAACGATATCACCGGAACGAATAGCGGAACGAATACGGGTGATCAGACCATCACCTTG